ATCCAAAAGTGCAAACCACAAAAAGCACTGGTGAAGTAAAACCAACACCAGCAACTAAACCGCCAGCTTCTCCTGTAAGTGCAGCCAATCGAGGTGCAATGCCTGGATCATCAACTGTTTCAACAGCAACTGCATCTGCGAGATCAGGTCCTGTAACTGCTGCAACTGGCGGCGGCGGTGGAGGCGGCGGTGGCGGTGGCGGCGGTGGAGGCGGCGGTGGTTTCGGCAGCAGAGGATCTATTGATATATCTTCAACTGAAGCAGGTATAACTCAAAGTCTTGCAGAAACAGATAAGTCAGTGAGTAGTGATATAAAAAATATGACTGGATCACCTATCAATATTGCAATGCAAGAGGCTGGTCTGAATAATAAATTTGCTCAAGTTGCCTTGCTCGCAAATATTAAAAAAGAATCTAATTTTAAACCAATTTCTGAAAATATGAATTACAAGAATACAGCTCTTGATAGAATTCGCAAAATTTTCACAAGGCGTGCAGCAAGATACGATGATGCACAATTGACACAAATTAAATCTAGTCCAACATCGATGGGTGAGTTGATGTATGGTAAGGATACGTCAATTGGACAATCAATGGGCAATACTGAACCTGGAGATGGATTTAAGTATCGCGGTAGAGGATACATTCAATTAACTGGCAAAAATAATTACAGATTTTATGGGAAAAAGGTTGGTGAAGATCTTGTGAAAAATCCAGATTTAGCCAATGACCCTACAGTTGCAGCCAAAATCTCTGCGTCATATGTGATGACAGCTCTAAAGGGTAAGCAAGATTTTGCAGATCAAAAGACAGCAAATTATGCAGTTACAAAAGCAATTGGTGGTAATCTAGATTTAACAAAAGGTATAGGCGCAGAAATTCTTGCTAAAGTGAATACATATTCTGGAGAGAGTGGTCTCGTTGCCTCTGCTGGTGCACCAGCTAGTGGAGGCGGTGGAGGCGGTGGTGGTGGTGGCGGTTCAACTACAGCAGCACCTTCTGGTAGTGCGCAAGTAACTCCTGCAGCAGCACCCTCTATGGTCGCTGCAGCACCTCCTGCAGCAGCACCTCCTGCAGCAGCACCTCCTGCAGCAGCACCTTCCATGGTCGCTGCAGCACCTTCTAGTAGTGCGCAATTAACTCCTGTAGCAAGTACAACAGGAAATCAAGTTGCTCAAGGTTCTGCTCAACTCGCTTCATCACAAATGACTGCACAAGCGGCACCACCACCAGCAGCACCAATGGTAGTCAATAATTCGAGTGGCGGCGGTAAACAAGCAACTCCACCACCAAACCAGCCAATGCAAAAAGTATCAACTAGATCAGATGAAAATGCATTTAATCGAGCAATATCAAGAGATTTTGCTCACCCAACATCATTTACTTCAGCGATTATTGCATAAAAAAAAGGGGGACTATTTCTAGTCCCCCCAAACATCACCATGGAACGCACACCGTGCTTATAAGCGATGTTTAGTCTTTTGCCAACTTCTCAAAGAACGCCATATCGTCATCATCGACGCTGACGCTTTCAGCAGTCACTTTTTTGGCAGAAGTGGAACGAACAACAGGAGCATCTGTCTGTTCATCATCAATTCTCTTTGCAGATGCCGCAGAGGCACCACCCGCACCAAGAACCTTATCCAACTTCGCCTTGAGTTCGTCATAGGACTTGAAGTTATCAGGCTTCAAGAAATCCTTGAGCGAGTGAGCAGACTTCCAGACCTTTTCAATCTGGGCATCATCACCAGCGAACAATGGAGCAGCAGCCTCGAACTCTGACTTATCGTAGTTGCGATAGCCTTCGACCTGACGAATCTTGACCTTGAAGTTCGCACCCTTCCAGAAGTCAAACGGATTCAGCGGTGTCTCATCAGCAAACTGAGGCTCAAGTTTTTCCTTGATCTTATCAAAGATCTTCTTACCAAACTTGTAGAGGAAAACTTTTCCTTCATTCTCTGGACGCTTTGCATCAGAGACAACAAGAACATTTGCAATGTAAGTCAGCTTGCGCTTCTGCTTACGAGCGATTTCTTTATTTGCTTCAATGCCAGAGTTCCAAAGAACAGTGTTGTGCTCAGAAACTGGATCGTTCTTACCCATAGTAGTGAGAGAGTTCTCAATATACCAGCCACCTGGACCTTGGAAACCGTGGGACCAGATTTGCACCCATGGCAGACCATCTTCGCCATCGACAGCAGGTGTGTCGAGGAAACGAATGACAGCGTACCCATTACCAGCAGCATCAGTTTCTGGTTGCCAAAAACGATCATCGATGTTCTTAGAACCGCCACCACCTGCTGAAGATTGCTCAACTGCTTTCTTCAACTTATCAAGGGACGAACCCTTCTTTAGATTTGATAGACTCATTTGTATTCTCCGTATAACGTTGTATAAATTGTATTTTGCTTATCCACTTTCTTCATTACTATATTATTATATAGCATTCTGTTGAGCAAGTAAAGTTTCTTTTGTCAAGAGCTTGTACTTGTCAACATTTACTGTCAAGAATGCACCATACTTGCGTACCTTTCTTGACACTTTGGGATAGATGATATCATCAGAAATCTTCTTATCCCAAATTCGAATAAAGTCGAAGATGTTATTGAGAATCACCATAGTTTCTATAGTCACTTCTTTTTGCATAAGAAGATTCAGTAATGGTGGAAACTGTCCATCTTCAACTTTAAATAAATCATTAAACTTGTTTGGATCACTACAGATCTTTTGTAGATCTTCAGCATAGACCTTGCTCATTGAGTCCGTGGTTTGTTTCCAATCTCTATAAGTTTCTTCAGCCTGGTCTTCAAGCAATGACTTGGTCCAATTATTGTCACTGTGTACAAAATTAGCAACCAGAAATGGAACCATCTCATCGTCGCGATACTTGCGCGCAAGACGATGGAATAGAAACTTGTCACGGCGTTTTTGAAATGCATCTATTGATACTCGAGTTTTGCCATCATACTGAAAGAAGTTATAACCCTCAGAAGTAAAGTGTAGTTTAATCGCCTGATAGATGCAATAAAGATCATATCCGTTCATAGAGGCAGTCGACTTCCTCGCGGCAAGAATCTTAATTCCATTGCTTCACCTTCAATGATACTCTTTAAAGAATCATTAATCAAACTGGCGGCAACTTCAATCTCAAGATTGTGCCGTTCACAATATGTTGTAACAGCATCCATGTGATCAATCTTTTCTTGAATAGCCAGATTCATAATCATCATAGAGAAGTTATTTTTTTCTTCACGATTTGCCATATTAGATCTCATAAGCACTCAGTGTCTCATTTAGTTGTTGCGTCACGCGAACAAAAGTTGTTCTCTTGCTCAGTTCTTTTAGTTCTGATGCTCCCACATATGTACATGCTGAACGCAACCCACCTAAAATATCTTGAATAGTTTTGCTCACTTCACCGCGATATGGAATCTCTACAGTTTTGCCTTCAGATGCTCTGTAATTGGCAACACCACCATTATGCAGATCCATGGCTGTATCAGAACTCATGCCATAGAATCGATTGTCACTGAATGAAGAAGCACCACCTTCCTTGTGACCCGCCAACATTCCACCAAGCATTACAAAATCAGCTCCCGCAGCAAATGCTTTTACAATGTCTCCAGGAACGGAACACCCGCCATCCGCTATGATATGACCCTTGAGACCATGAGCAGCATCAGCACACTCAATAACTGCACTCAACTGTGGGTAGCCGATTCCTGTCATCTTGCGAGTAGTGCAAACTGAACCAGGACCAATGCCAACTTTTACGATGTCAACACCTGCGAGAATCAATTCCTCTGTCATCTCTGGTGTGACAACATTACCTGCCATCAAAATAACACCAGGATATCGATCGCGGAATTTCTGTATGAATTCTACAAACGCTTGTGTATATCCATTCGCAACATCAATGCAAACTTTAATATGTTTATCGCCCACTAAATGATAAACATTATCAAATTTGTTGAGATCATTGTTACTGATACCAAGAGAGTAGACGCTGCTGTTGAGTTTCTTGTTAAACTGTTCTATCAATTCAACATCTTTGAAATGTTTTGTCAATGCAGCCATCGTGTGGCATTTATCTAACGCCGAGTCCATCTCAAATGTTCCAACACCGTCCATGTTGGCTGCTATAATTGGAACACCGTACCATTCATTCCCACTGCGAAATTTAAAATGTCTTCTTAATTCCACTTCACTTCTAGACGCAAGAGTAGATCGTTTCGGTGTAATCAAAACATCCTTGTAGTCAAGTTTTAGATCATTTATAATTCGCATAAAGCCTCAATGATAAAATATATGATTACCGATTCGAGCAATCATTCGACTTTCATCAGCCCAAGTTGGGTTAACATAAGTTGCATGAAAGTATTTGGCATCACCTATTATACCGTATCTCTTCTTAGAAATCAATATACTTTCAGCAATTCTTTGCGATTCACGCCAAGAATTGTTATTGCGTACCGAACGCTTTCCTTCACAGACCCAAGAGAACTGGCAGATGTTCTTATGCTTTTGGTGAACAACACCACAAACGGTCTTTGGAAATTGATTACTCTTCACTCGGTTCATGGTAACTTCTGCAACAGCAATCTTGCCAGCACGAGTCTCACCACCTGCTTCGAAGTAAATGTTCCTGGCTAGACACTCAACTTCACGCATGACCTTTTGTTTTCTTTCGTATGATAACTCAAGAAACTCCATGCGAGTGGTCATCTCTAGGATTTGATGAGATAAAAATGTATTTACTTGTCGCTCGGCTTCAAGTTTTACTGAAGCCCTGTGATGCAAGTCATATGGCACAAACAATCCAAAAAAGAGAGTAGCGAATAAGCCACCCCAGAGCATAAAGAAGTTGTGATTGCGATCAAAATAATTTTCTACATCACGAAGTATATTTACTGCATTCATGTTAAGTCTCCATTATTGCAGTGGACAGAAAAGGGTGGTGGTTCGCACCACCACCCCAGACTCGTTCTGTTACCAAGTGAGTCAACTCTTTGTACGATTTTGGGTTTTAAGCCGCCATCGCCATAGGTGTAAATGAATTATCGTTTGCATTTACGGTTTTTGCTATATTATCGTCATTCGCCTGACGAGCGCATTTTGTCTATTACTCACCCTGTCGAAACCTGTCATCCCCTCAGAAAACACACCAAGACTTTTCAAGATGTGCTTTTGGTGGAGATGGGGGTATTGAAACCCCGTCCAAGATGCCTTTACCTAAATGTTTACGCTGTTATTATCCTTTTAAGAGTTGTGGTTTTGTTTGTTCGTTTAATTGTTTCTGTTCTTCAAGATGAGCCTTATACTGCTCATTTGTTAACTTATGTAATCCAATGCAAACGCCAGTCGGACTTCGACCGCATCCACAACCATACTTCTTTGTTTCTGTTACTTCGTTCATGGTGTTATTTAGGAATTTTCACCTTCATCTATTTCTTTTTTCTCAAACATATCCTTCTCTGACCCACAATGAGGACATGCCCAATTATCATCTAAATCTTCAAATCTTCCATATTCTGATTCTTCAAAGATATAATTACATACATCGCAGACATGTACCTTCATTTTATAATCTCGCCAATTCTCTTATATCCCTTTTGAGTTGGATGCACACCATCCTTTGAAAGACTTGGGATTCGAACAATCCAATCGCCATACATGTTTGCCACCCCCTCGATTATTTCTTGTATCTCTGGTTTGATAGCAGGCATGACCCAATATACTTTTTTTGCCACGACTTGTGATCTTAAATCTAGTAATTCATTTTTTGTCTTGATTTGCTTATAGTCATTTGAACCTAAACTAATCAACACGGTTTCAGCAACAAGGTCTTTGCCTATATATCTATTGACAAAATCCCTGCTATTGATTCCGCTTTTTGCATACACAGCACAATCAGGGCGTGTAGAATGAACTCCTACTGCTATGCTATCACCAAGAATTAAACACTCAATCATAATTTAAATTACTCTCTTATTAAAGATCTTTAAGAGTCTTCTCACCAACTTGACGATTGCACTGGCAAAGTTCCTTTGTCTGCAATGCATCTAGAATGCGAAGTGTCTCATCAGGATTACGACCAACATCTAGATTATTCACACTCACATGCTGAATGACATTCTCTGGGTCAACAATAAATGTTGCGCGAAGAGCGGCACCAGCTTCCTTATGAAAGACCCCAAGTTGATCAACTAGAGCCTCTTTCTTGTCACCAAATTCACTACCACCATCCTCTTCGTAGACATAGTGAGTGCGCTTGGTATCAGCAAACATCCATGAGGTCATGTTCTTGAGACCCTCATGAGAGTTCTTCCAACCGAGCTTGCAGTACTCGTTATCAGTTGAGCCAATAAGAAGAACAGCATCACGGTCAAGAAAATCCTTATTCAACTTATCATATGCCAAGATTTCTGTTGGGCACACGAATGTAAAATCCTTTGGATAGAAAACAATGATCTTCCACTTGCCTTCAAAACTCTTTTCTGTAATTGTTTCAAAAGAACCATTGGGGTGAACACCAACAACACTAAACTCTTTTACCTTATTACCAACTGTTTTCATTTGTAACTCCTTCGTAAATTTTTATTAAATCAATTCTTTTTCTAACTTACCAAATTCTCTTTTATAAAC